CTTGTTTTTTCAAATATTCATTATATATATTTTTTATTTCATCTGTAATAGGTCTATTAGTTATTTCACTTAATAAATTTAAAGTTTTATCTTTATTGTATAGAATGTCATGCATGGCTATTGTATAATAAGGTTTAGGAGAAACTATATTATAGTCATCTTTAAATTCTATAAAAAGAGGAAAATTTATAATGCTATCATGATTAGTGCCAAATTTAGCTAAGTGTTTAAAATAAAAATTACCTTTAATACGTGGAATATCTGCAACATTATAAGTTATTATTATAGGTTTAGCCTTTGGATATATACTAAACAATTTTTCAAAATCAGGAAACCAATGAGTATTAACTACCAAAGGGTTCAATGGATGTAACGGCATTACAATTTCATATGGAGGATAACTATTAATTAGAAAAAATTCTCTTTGTTTATTTCCATTAATTTTAAGATTATACCAGCATCTTGTTAATCTATTATGTGCTTCTCCTTCTTCGGTAAATTTTGTATTATCTACCCCATATAAAAAATCACAAATTAAAGAACTAATAAAAGATCCCGAAGTTCCATTCATGTATGATACCATATAAAAATCAGTATCAATAAAAACACTATTATGTCTAGTTGCATACATTGGCGGCGGAACACCATTTTCAAAAGGTTTAAACGCATCTTTAGCAACTGCTTGTATAAATGATCCAGTACTAACAGAGTTAATTTGTCGAGTAAGCTCAATTCGATTATTTTCTAATTCGAGTTCTTTTCGAACTTGTACATTTAATAGTTGCTGTTTTATTAAATTTTCTTTTTTAATCTCTTCTGTTTTTAATAAATTAGAATATTGAGCTATTTTATTTTTATCTTCCGAATCAATAGGACGTATTTTATAATTTTTATTTCCGTATTTTTTAACAAATGCCATAGCATCATTAAATGATGAAAAATCTAATTCTAACGGTTCTTGAACTCCGTCAATAATTTTATAAGTTGTTACTCTATATGCCGGCATAATTTTGTTTAATTATGAAATATATCTGTTTCGTTGATTATTCTAAATTTTATACCTTGTTGTTTACACCAAGAACCTGCGGCACTCCATTTAGCCATATTCTTTACGTACTGTGCTTGATTGTAGGGATTTTTTCCTACTTTTTCTTTTATCATTTGGTTGGCAGGTTTAATTTCAATTAATTCCACATGCTTTTTCATATTTTTATCAATATAAGTTATAAGAAAATCTGGAACATAAACAGTTTGTTTTCCTGTTAGAGGATCTCTATAAGGTATTTTTACGCTTTCACTTGCCCATTGTTGCACACTGGGATTATTATCACAGAATGCCATGAATGTATATTCCCAACTGCTTCTATATAAGGGCATTCTGTTGCCCATATATTTTTCTGGATTTTTTGGAGTATAAACTCCTTTACTAAATCTTAAACTCATGGCAGAACATTTCTTATTACTTCTGCATTGGTAGTTATAGTTTGGCCATAACCTAAGAAACTAGTTTTATATCTAGTATAATTAACAATCTCTGCAACTAAAGCACCAATTTGTACACTGTCCATGCCTTTCATTGTATCTAAAATTTGTAAAGGATTAAGATTATCATTTTGTGCTTGTGCAATAATAACAACTGATATTGACTGTGCCGCAACAGGATCAAATCCTCGCGAAGTAAAAAATCCTGTCATGGCATCTAATTGACTAGCATTTAATTGGATAGGGTTTGTATAATAATTAGCAATGGCTTGTAATGTACTATCGCTATTAACGTTAGATTGTGGTGGTAAGTTTGTATATGGAACTGTAACGGCCATGATTAACCTCCTCTACCTGTTAGATTAGAAAGAATACCGTTAGTAGTTCCACTAACACTATTATTTTGAAAAAGAGTAATACCGTTATTGCCTTGTCCACCGTTGTTTTTTGATCCTGCACCTAATGAACTACCAATAAGACCACCTAACACTCCTCCAGCAATGCTATAACCTTGGTTAGCAGCGTTAGCAGATGTAACTGATTTTGCACTACTAATAAGTTGAGAAGTTTGATAGGCTGCTTTTAAAAAATCTAAAGGACTGGTAGCATTAGCTAATGTACCGTCTGAACCAAATACATCATTTGCTCCGGACAAAATACCACCTGGTCCAAAAATATTTCCACTTCCGCCAACACCAATAGGGCTCGGAGTTGTGTCATAATAAATTGGAACCCATCCTGTAGGATTACCTTTCTTAAGTTTTCCTGACCCATACACGACTGATTCATATGCTACGGACATTCTATTAGATAATATTTTTGAATTATCAATTTGGTCCAATGAATCATGTGACCATTCGGTAATTTTTGGATTGATTAAACGAATACTAGTAAAATCCGATTCTCCATGCCCTTTGTGTAAAACATATATATCTATGCTGGTAAAAAATGGTTCACTTTGATAATTGTCTAATCCATACAAATAATCAACATTTCCAAATTTAGTATCGCCGTAAGCAGGGATAGTAGATTTTCCACCTTCGCCATTTTGGGTAGGTTGATTATTATCAATAGAACCATATACGCTATCGAAGAAATAATATTGATAATAGCTTTTCCATAGAGTATTAGTGATGTCACTATTATCGTCATGAAAATCTATACTAACAGGATTATAAGTTAATTTTGTTTGTACTACAGTTTTTCTGTTATACTGATTCAATGTTTCTGTAGCAACTGTAAATTTAGGTAAGTCAATTTTTTTAACTAATAATCCAACATCTCTTCCATGTTTCTTAAACCAACTTGCATTTACCTGTGTTTGAACTGTAGGATTTATATTAAAATTAACAAAATAAAGAAATCCAACTTTAGGAGTACGAGCATAGTTATTTTGTACATACAGTCTATCAGCGTGCTGATAGTCTTTCATTATAGTACCTTTTTCACCAAGAACACTACTACTTAAACCACTGAGAAAATTTGTAAAAGCATTACTCATATCGATATTTAGCCAATAAAAAAGCCGGGGTTTAATCCGGCTTCTTTAAAGTTATTTTCAATAACTATTAACCGCCAAGTGCGATAGAACCTATTGTACGTCCTACTGCTTGACCAATACCATTCAATTGGCCTGCGCCATTTAATTGTAGTGCGTTATCGTAACATATAGTTAATGCAATATCCATTGGGTCATTATTAGCATAATCACCGCCTTGATAAACTACTTTCTTAATCCAGCAACCGTGGAATTCAAATGAATCAAGTGTATTTGGTTCATATGTTCCATTGCCGCCGTCTAATACTTCAACACGCATTAAGAATTTATAATCAATGCCCGAAGCCGCAGAACTTTGTTCGAAGAAGTCAAATTGTTTCTGCATTTGTTCACCAACTTTGGTTGTAACTGCACCAGTAACATCGTCACGTAGTGTTAATGTTGCATCATCCCAAGTATGTTTACCGGCAATTTTAACTGTGCTATTGTAAACAGGTAGTTTGATTTCTTCGAAGCCTACGCTAGGACGAGTTACGTTCATAACCTGCTTGGTTAATTCTGTACTTGGGGTTCCTGCTACTCCAAAGCCATCTAAAGTAACGCGAAAGCGGTACCTTAATTTTGGCATCAAAAGACCTTGGTTTGTTGCACTTTGGTCTGTTGATAATGGTACGCTAAAATATGCTAGGTTTGAAATTGTCATTTAAGTATTCCTTATTCTTTATATCCTATTAAACCCCTGAACTGCTTCCTGGAAAGCCAGCACCTAAATTGCCTGAAGCAATAGCGCCAGTGTTAAGTAAGCGTAATGGAATATAGATAAACTCAACTGCTTTGATTGGTTCGATCGCAATGTCTACCCATAATTGACTTTGGTCAATTCTTGTAGGTGTATTGTTACTGCTATCGCAAACAACAACGAAGTCGTTAAGTGCTCTTTGTCCAACTAATGTAGTTAAGATGCTTTCAACTGCTGCTTTAACTTCATTTCTTGTTTGAGTATCGTTTGGTTCAAACAAGTATGGTTTAACAGCTAATGCTAGTACACGACGTAAGTATGCAACTAAACGTGCAACGTTAATACGATCTAATGCACTAGCTTCTGCAGCTCTTGTATATTGACCGTAAGCAACTAAACCTACACCTGGGATTGTAGCAATTGGGTTAATTTCCAATGGTGCTAATGTGTCACGCAATCCTTGATATACCGAAGTTGGAACAAATTGTGATGTTGTTGGATCAACATATCCTACGCTAGTAGCATTGCTGATTAAACCTCGATTTGTTCCTGCTGGAGCAAACCATGGATAACTTACATTGTCACTGTTTACAATAGTATTCAACATCATGTGACTTGGTGGAACAACAATGTAGTTGCCAGTATTATCTGTAGTATAACCACTTGGATAATAAACAGCAGTATAATCATCGTATGTTACTAACCCAGTTTCACCGTTGTCTAATGCATTGTTAGTATTATTACCCCATGCTGATAAATCTGTAGCATTTGCTTCTAAGCGGAATGGAGTATCGCCTACTACTAACGCTGTTTGACCACGGTCAATGTTTAAGCTGGCCATGTCTGCAATTAATTCTGGATATCCAGGGCAAGCAATTAAATTGTAATTAACAGTATCAGTATCACGAATTAATAAATTAGTATCAACTAATGCCTTTAATGATTTAACAACTAATGCACGCTGTGCAAGACGTCCAAATGTGCCAACACCTGTGTTGCTATTTGGACTTGCTGATACCCAACGATCTAAGCAATATGATGCCATTGATTCGCTGTTATATGCAGTATTAGTTAATAATGGATTTATGTAACCTGATTCATATTGTTTAACATTAAATCCTGAACGACGTAAGTTCCATAACCGTGTACCTTTTGGATACAATGCTGGATTTGGAGCATCTACATCAACATAATCGCTAGTTAACATACTACTAATTGGCATAAATGTTTCCATTGTAGTTGTACCAGTGTTACTCCAACGTGCATCAGCAAATACCCAACCGTTAGGTGAAGTATGATCTGTTACAGTTTGTGCTACCCATTTTAATAATAAGCCGTCCCATACATAAACATTTTGGCCGTACATATCAGTGTCTGAAGTATCAACCCAAATGTCGCCGTCTGATAGTGCTGCTCCGGTACTTTGTGTAGTTGGTGCTGTTGCGCTAACTATTGGACCATTTATATCTGTTCCGTTATAACCTAAACCGTTAACACCGCCAATGAATCCACTGTAATGTCTATAACCAACCCACTTGCTGCCATTGTTAATCATAATGTCAACATCGGTGAAGTTAGCATCATACCATAATGTGCCATTCTCTGGAGTTGTCACCGGAGCAGTTGTTTGTGCTACGAATGACAATGGTGCCCAGTTTGTACCAATTAAACCGTTTGTATAATAGTTATTATTAACGTCTTTATCTTGTGATGGTGCAGTATATAAGTTTGCTAGACCAGCTGTTAACCCAGCACTGGCTAATATTGTACCTGTATGGTTTACTAATTCAAAGTCACCACCTAACGCATGGGTTATTGTTAACTGTCCAGTAGCTGCGCTGTATGAAGCAGATACGTTTGTTAAACCAGTAGTGCCAATTCCGCTGGCTACTAATGAAGCAGCAGCAGTGTTAGTGCTTGCAGGAATAACAACGTTATATGAAGGACCCCATGTACTTGTAGATGCTAATGTTTCTCTAATGTAGAAACTTGAAACAGAATTAACAGTAGCAGTTGTTGCTGAACCAGTTACTACAGTTGGTCCAGTTGATTTTCTATTCCATACTTTAAATGTACCGTGATAACCAAATCCGTTAAGACCATAATGGTTAGGATCTGTTTCAACAAATACTGTACCAACTGGAATATTGTTACCACCGCCTACTGGATCTAATGTATAAAGTGCTTGTAAAGAACTGTTATAAAGTGCTGGATTTGATATAGCCCAAGAACTTGTTACACCACTGTAGTTTTCTAAAACCCATTTTGCTCCGTAGTTCGGAGAAGTTGTTTTAATCCATACACTGCCTGTGTAAGTTGCAGTAGTATATGTTGGATATTGTGTATGCGGGCTAATAGTTGTGCTTAAACCTAATGCGTTCCATGTAGTTTCACCTACTGGAATCCAAGCATTTGAAGTAGCAGTACTCTTATACCAAACGCCTTGTTGGAATGAATTATAGTTGTCTGAAGAAAGAACAACAGCAAAGTTACCTTGAACACCTACACTATCTTGTGGACGTCCAGTGCCTGAAACTAATAAAGTAGCAGTTGTGCTATTATCAATAATAATAGGAGTTACTGGGCTAAATGAACCGCGTCCGCCGTTTCCGGTAGCGTTCCATACTTCAATACCAAATGATGTTTTGGCAGTGTTTATCCAGTTTTGACCTGTTACAGGACTTCCTGTTGGAATATTTGACGAAGCAGTTAATGAACCTAAATCAATTGGTGCACGAGCAACATAAACTTGTGATGTAATACCTAACAAGCTATAAGCTGCTTGTAGTCCGTATTCGTTTTGTTCGCCGGCGTTAATAGGATTTCCGCTAGTGTCAGTGTAAAATTTTGGAGTACCGAATGTGTCGGTTAAATCGCGCTGACTAGTGATTGACCAAACTTGGCCATCATTAGCAGAAATTGTTCCTTGTGCTATTCCAGTTCCTGATGAGTTTTGTTTGTTCTCTGCTGAAGCAACGAAAATAAGTGGTACGGTGCTTGGTGCAGATGAAACGTAAAAACTTTCATCTACTACTGAAACCGATACGCCCGGTGATACTAGTGTGGCCATTGTGTCAATCTCCTATAATGGATTACTTTGTTTTATTTAGTCACTATGGTAAAAAAAATGAGGTTAAATACATCTGAAAAGGGCATAAAAAGGGCAGTATATGAGAAAACTTTGTAAAAAATGTAATGAAAGGCCTGTGGCTATAAACTATTATAAACAGGGCAAACCTTTTTATAGATCAAAATGTGATCATTGTTCTCGAGGTGGAGATACTACGCGGCCGTTATGGGAATTAGCCGGTTATCAAAAAAAGAATCAGTGTGATCGCTGTAATTTTAAATCACAGCATACAGAAATATTCAACGTATTTCACGTTGATGGAAATTTAAAAAATTGTAGATTTACTAATCTAAAAACAGTATGTGCAAACTGCCAACGAGTTTTGCATAAAGAAGGAGTTCGTTGGAAACAGGGAGATCTTATTCCGGACTTTTAACTAATAATTTTACTTGGTTATACAAGTCTTGGATAGATCCATTATTATCAATAACATAATCAAATTTACGTCCTACCCAAGCAGTTTCACTATCATGAACATTGCGTTGTTTCATACGTTCCAACGCATTTGCATAATTGCTATATTTTTCACCGGCATTTACATCACAAGCATCTTTATACCATTCGGGTAATTCACCTCTACGTACCCAAACAACTATGCCTCCGGCATTTTTAATAGCTGAGATTTCATTAGGAAAACGGCAATCAGTAATAACAACATCATCATTACTATTGTTTAATTTATTTTCTAAACTAGCAATCCAAATGTCTTGATGAAAACTTTTGCGGCAAACTTCAGTGCCCCAGTATTGTAATACCCATCGTGGAGTTAAATTAGGCATATTAAGACGGGTTGCCCACCATTCATCAACTTTTTCTCGTTGTTCACGGGCTTCTTTAGTACGCCCTTCTAGCATATTACGATCCCAGCCAAATACTGCGGCTACAGAATCTTTAAGTGTATTAGCAAAACTTTCTCGTCTAAATTGGTGAAAGTTAACCAAATAATCTGCTGCGGTGTCTTTACCTGAACCGATGAATCCACATATTCCTATAATCATACTTTTAATATACTATAAAAATATTAAAATGTCAACATTAACCAATAACAAAAGTAAGTGGAGTTCCGCCTTCTTTGTAATTTGTTAAATCTGCTTCAAGTACCTCTATTTCGGCTTTACCTTCTGCTTTTAAGGAAGCACCATTTAATTGTGTACCACCTTGTGGGCCAGTAATTGTAGCAAATTTTTCACGTGCTTCACCTAACATAATTTTACAAGTTGCTAGACTGTAATCACGTAACCACTGTAATGCTTGTGGATCTTGTAGTAAATTAAAATCTGGACGATAATTGTACATCCAAACTAAAACTTCTTCTGCGGCATATGGACGCTGCATAATGGTTAATAATTTAGTAGTTTTATTAAATGTAAAATTAATGTCACTACCGAACATTTTACCTACTTGTTTTTGATAAGTGGCAAACGCATAGTAAGTAGCCAATCCGCCTAAATTAGTCGATGCTAGCAAATATGTGTTAGAATAAGCTAGGTTAAATGGTTCAAACAAGCTACCGCCATCGCCGCCGCCAGTTCGCGAACCTATACTACGACGAAATAATTGGCGAACTTCCATAACTTCTTGCGGCATGATATAATCATTTTCGCCAGGTTGTACAGTTAAAAATCCAAAACTTTCTTCAGTAGAATTACTACTGCGTTGTCTAAACTTAGCTAATGCACGATCTATAGCAGTATTATAATGAATAGGGTCTAATTCTATATCAACCATACCTGAGCCTAACATAGCTTGGATATATTCTACTACTTTTTGGCGTTCTACTTCTGTGTCATTCATAACCATATTTAGCCATAAATACAATACTATGCCGCGCTTGTCCTTATACCATCCTGAAAAAAGTTCCGATTTTAAGTTTCTAGACCGCACAATTAACGAAGCATTTCAAGTGGGCGGTACAGATGTGTTTATACACAAATACTTAGGTCCTGTAACACCCGAAGATGGGAGTTCTACTCCTACTACACCAAACAATACAACAAATCCTATACCTGAATTAGGTATACAAGATGTATTATTCATGGAAAATAGAGATAGAAACTATAGCCCCGATGTATATGTTATCCGTGGCATTTATCAAATGCAAGATTTAGATTTTAATCTAAGTCAATTTGGATTATTTTTAAACAATGATACGATTATGATGCATTTTCATTTACGAGGGTGCGTAGATTTATTACAAAGAAAAATAATGGCAGGTGATGTCATTGAGCTTCCACACTTAAAAGATGAATATGCATTAGACAACAATTTTGTAGCATTAAAAAGATTTTATGTAGTTCAAGATGTTACCCGTCCTGCTAATGGATTTAGTCAAACTTGGTATCCGCATATGCTGCGTGCCAAATGTGTACCATTAGTTGATAGTCAAGAATTTAGTCAAATACTTGATGCAGATTCTGGTAATGGTGACAGTAGCACTTTACGAGATTTAATGAGTACATATAATCAGAATATAACAATTAATGATCAAATTGTCGAACAAGCAATGTTAGATGCTCCTGTAAGTGGTTATGATACTTCTGGATTTTATATTATTCCTACTACAGAATCAGGATTAGTTGATGTCGCAGATGCTAGTGATATAATGGATGATGCTAGTATCGAACAAGCGGTACTTGATGCTAGTGTTGTATTACATACTCCAACAAAAAATTTATATGTTGGATATCTAACAGGCAATGGAATACCTCCAAATGGCGCACCGTTTGATTCAGGAATATCATTTACTGTTAATCCTGCTGTGGGTGCATTTTTCCTACGTACTGATTATATGCCTAACGCATTATACAGATTTGATGGCAATGTTTGGAACTTATATGAAAAGAATGTACAAATGACTATGAACCAATTTGGTAGTCAAGATGTTGCTAGTGGTCCATTTGCTGGCGATGCTATAAGACAAACACAAAAAACTAGTTTTATTAATAATACTAACACAGCAACTATCAATGGCGAAGTAGTTGTTGAACGTCAAGCACTAAGTCAAGCACTTAAACCAAAGGCGGATAATTAATTATGGATTTTTTTTATGATGGTCAGGTAAGAAGATACCTAACTCAATATATGAGAATAATGAGTAATTTTTCCTATAAGGATGGCATGGGAAAATTACACCAAGTACCTGTTATGTATGGCGATCCTAATCGTCAAGCTGCTGCTACTTTGAAAAAGAATTCAGAAAACGTAGTACCTACAGCGCCATTTATCGCTTGTTATATTAAGAGTGTAGAATTTGATCAAAGTCGATTACAACAACCAGATTTTATTAGCAAAGTTCAAATACGTGAAAGAGCAAAAGATGAAAACACTGGAGAATATTTAAACACACAAGGTTTAGGTTATACTGTAGAACGTATTATGCCAGTTCCTTATAAAATAACTTTTGCCGCAGATATATGGACTACTAATACTGAACAAAAATTACAAATATGGGAGCAAATAGCATATTTGTTTGCTCCTAGTTTAGAATTACAAACTACCGACAACTATTTAGACTGGACCAGTTTAACTATTTTACAATTAGAAAATATGACATGGTCTAGTAGAGCAATACCGCAAGGCACTGAACAAGATATTGACATTATGAATTTAACATTTTTAACGCCAATATGGATTACTCCTCCGGCTAAAGTCAAACGTCTTGGTATTGTTACAAAAATTATTGCTAATGCATTTAGCGATGATGCTGGCGTTATTATTGCTAATTACGATACACCTAATGCAGTCTACCCTGGATTAGGACAGTCGTTATTCTCTCAAACAATTAGTCTAGGTAATTTTGAATTGTTGGTATTGGATAATGTTGCTAGTTTGTTAACTAACAGTATTAATCAAGCATCCAATGATACTAGTATGCCTGGGAATACTACTAGTTGGTTACAGGTATTAGATTTATATCCAGGTCAATTTCGTCCAGGACTTAGTACATTGAGATTACAAAAACCAGACGGAACATTTATTGTTGCTTATATTGCATTAGATGCTAACGACAGTACTCGTATGTTGTTAACTTTTGACCCTGACACTATTCCTACAAATACAATTTTAAGTAATGGTAGAACCACAATAGATGCTATAATTAATCCAGAAACATTTGATCCCCGTGGGGCGACTGTAGGAAAAACTTATTTAATTTTAGAAAATATCAATGTAGTTCCCGAATATAATACTCCGAGCTATTCAGGACCAAAGGCTTGGAAAAATGCTAACGGTAGCAATTTCCAAGCATATGCTAATAGCATCATACAATGGACTGGGGCCAACTGGATTGTTGTATTCGATTCTACAGTCACTCAACCTATTACTTACATAACTAATACATATACCGGAATACAATATGTATGGAACGGTACAGAATGGAATAAGAGTTTTGAAGGAATTTATAGTCCGCAGTTATGGTCAATAATCCTGTAAATCAAATTATTTGTAGTGGCGGATTATTTCTTGCTAGAGACACTCGTAGATTTTTATTTTTATTAAGAGGTCAAGGCAAGACCGCAGGCACTTGGGGATTCGTAGGCGGCAAAAAAGAACCTGCAGATTTGACTCCTTTCGACGCACTAACTAGAGAAATTTCTGAAGAAGTCGGAGTGACTCCTAAAATAAAGAAAACTGTTCCCTTAGAATTATTTACAAGTAACGATCAATATTTTCATTACAATACCTACGTATTAATTGTAGATAAAGAATTTATACCTGAGTTAAACAACGAACATCGAGGATACGCTTGGGTAGATTTTAATCAGTGGCCTAAACCTTTACATCAAGGTGTAAAGAATAGTTTGAATAATAAAACTATTAATACTAAAATAGAATTACTATTAGATTTAATTTGATTTAATTAAATCGGGTCCAAATGCCCAAGTTCCCATGTGTCGTAATTCCATACTTAAATGAGTATCTACTTTGACCTCATACCCGGCTTTTTTCATCTTCATACAAAAATCCATATCTTCGCCTAAGTGATCATTGCTTTCTTCAGTCCAATGAAATTCAAACCAAGGCTTAGGAATTTCTTTTAAAATTTTAGTTTTCATTAACATACAACCCATACCAATACCTTCTACTGGTACTAATCGGTCTTGGGTTTTAAATGGCAATGGATTTTCCCATACTCCAATCTTTTCGTATGCTACACCTTTGGCAGGTAATTGTCTACGAACATAATTTGCGGCTACTACATCTTCTTTATGAGCCATTAAACGCATAGCAGTTGTAGCCGGAAATACCATATCTGAGTCTAACCATAACATATATTCGGCATCGACTTTTTGTGCTTCGTAGGCTAATCTTGCTCGTTGAGTTAGTAACACAGTACTAGCATCGTAAATAACATGAGTATCAATATTGTTCATAGTATTAAGTTTAACTAATTCAATTAAACACATAGAGAAGGCTGCGTGTAGCATATCTCTACAAGGAACCAATACTGCTAATTTATTTTTTTTAATACTCCATTGACTGGAAGAAAATACCGAATTCTTTTTCATGCACCCGCCACGTCTCGACTTAATGTTTCGCCTTGAATAACTAATGCAGTTATTGCGTTAATTAAATCTTGTGTACGTTTTGACACAATAATAAAATCTTCAGGGCTTAATTTACACATAGTAGACATAGTCTCGTGACTAATTTTTTTATCTGTTAGCACTTCCATAGCACTTCGTCTAGATAAATTTTCGAAAAAAGTTTGTTGTGCAATTTCATCAGTATTAGATAATAATTCTAAACATTCTTTTTCATCTAATTCATTGGCTAATTCCAACAACAAAGTTAATTCTCTTGCTTCTTCAGCAGTTGGAGATTTTAATGATTTTAATTCTACAATTCTTTTTAGAAATCCTTTTAGCGTATCAGGATTTGTTGTTCGATCATGCCAAACAATATTATCTAATTCCCATTTTGAAGGTCCAAAGACAACTTGTTTTAGAACTTTTTCTATATTAAATTTTGTTTTTCTCATATTATAAACCACCGTAATAAGTATATAAGGATGTTAAATCACCAAATGTACCAGAAAGTTTTACGTTAGTAGTAGGATTTCCATCAGAAGGAGCATATTCAGGTACCAATGTTCCTTTTAGTTGAATATTTTTTCCTAATAAAGCTGACATTGTTGCAGTACCAGGAGTCGGAGTCCAACTTGGGTTGTCGGCAATATATACTGCACCCATTGAAATTTGAGACCCTGTTACTGGTAAAACAAAAACCATTTCGTTCCCTTCTTATTTGATACACATATTACTTATGGTTTCTTTAAGTTGGTCGATTTGTTTTTGCTGTTCTTTAATAGCTTCTACCAACAAAGGTACTAACTTTTCGTATTGTACAGTTTTGTAATTCTCCCCTGACTTACTTTCTCCTCCAACTTGTTGGTCAAATGGTGCTAGTTTAACTGCTTGTGGTAAAACTGATTCTACCTCATCGGCAAATAAACCAACAACTTCAATATCTCTTTCAAAACCAAAACTTTCTGCTAATTCATTTGGATTGTAAGTAATACCGTTTAATTTTAACACCTTATCAACTGCGTTGTCAATTGGTTTAACATTTTCTTTTAATCTGCGATCTGAATAGTAAGCAGTAATTTCCGATGTAGCAATAATCTGCCCAACTACGTGTAATGCTTGAGCAGGTGCAAGAGTACCGATACCAATAAGACCGTTGTAAGTGCCACCGAGCCCGATATACAAGCTAGTTGAGGCACCGCTATTTGTTTGAAAATAATATCCGTTGGTGGTACCTGAAGAAACAATAGAACGATACGCTCCGTTAGTTGCATCTTGATAGTATCCAGCACTTACACTAGTACCAGCAG